CGTCATGTCCTGCAATGGTACTAGTGTACTCGTCGGTGGTTGTCACACTACCTGAACTGGATGACGTCCCTCCACTATCACCTGACTGTTTTGTTACAGTCGTTGCATAGTCTTTACCTTGTAAGGTTGCCTGTGGTGTGTCACTGTATGTTTCGGTTTCGTTGTTCGTCCCTGAACTGGTAGACGTCCCTGAGGTGTCCTGTGTACTGGTTCGCGAGTCTGACGTTGTGACGTTTTTGTTTTTGTATGGGTCATATGTTTTGAATACCTCATTCGCAAGATAGAACTCGTTGTAATAAGGCATTACAATATTTAACTTTGATTTAAGATAATGTTTGAACTGAGCAGGAGTTTCGAAACCAATTTCCCTAAAATAGAAATAGTCCTTTATTTTCTGTTCTAAGACGCCCTTATAAGTTGGGTCAAATATAGGGTAGTCAAAGTCAAACATTACCCATCCACTTTCTAATAAGTTGCGTAATTGAACGGTGTATTTACTCATTATTTACCCTCCAATTTTGACGCAAGGTGTTCAATTGCAGATTGTAATTGACTTAAAATTTTACTCATATTTTCAGTATCTTTGTTTTGCTTAATAAGCATGTAACCTGCAACGAAAATAGGGAAACCCACTTGACCAATTAATTGACTAATCTGATTGACGTCCATTTTCTTCTTCCCCTTCCTCCGTTGCTTCCTCCTGCTGTAATTCTCTTAGTCTGTAATCTACCGATATGTTAAGTCCAAACATTTTATTGATTTTCTCACAAGCTAACTGTCTAGCTTTCAACATGACTTCACGACTACTTTCGATTTGTTCGTCGTTCGCTGAAACCTCGTCACTGACAAGGCGTTCTTTCTTGTCCTGTTTGGCGTTGCCGATTCCTAGCCATGTCATAGCTTGATTCCATATATCATGTTTGTATTGCATAAGCTTGTCCGCAACAAAAGGTACAGGGGTATTTAAAATTTGGATAGCTTCTTTGTCAAAACCCTTTTTATTACCGAAAATATAGGGTGTGTACCCGTCCCATTGTTGCATAGTGTTCTCCATTGTAAGGCGCTGTGCGTCGTCGGTTAACACAATATAAGGAAATTTTTGTTGGGCTACATTGACGTCCAATGCCCTTTCTGCTCTGTACAACCTTGTAGCAAATTCCCTTACAATCGGTTCTATACTAGTACGGGAAAAGTTTCCCCATATCGGTACAGCGTTGTCTATTGAGTATTCTTGACGGTAGTTAGTCGAAAACGCTACATAAGTTAAGTATTCGTTATAGACGTTTAGCTGTCCACCCGTGAACGGTAAAGCAAGAAACCCCATACTAGGGTCGTCAAAGAATAATATTTTACCCATTTCAAACATTTTAACCTCTAGAAAACGTTCGTTTACACTGTCAGGTAGACCTTCCCATTTAAACATAGATAAAGCATAGTCCCTTAAACGGTTATAGTACATAAAATAGGCTGTTTGGTTTTCGTATTCTGCCTTACTGTTTTTCTTACCCATTATTACACCTCCCCATTTGTGAGACTATAATTACCTATGTCTGTGGTATGCCATAACGTGATTCCTGCATTAAACATAGCTTTAACCTTTTGTAGTTCATCCATAGGCACATTACCTGTAATGTTTGCACCTATCGTTTTCACATAGTTAAAGTGTTGTCGTGTTTTCAAGTTAGGTACTTTGACTTGATTGATTTTGTACCCGTACGCTTTCCAAAACTGAGAAACAATGTTTTGGTACTCAGGTTTGATCATCTTCTTTTTAAGGGTAAATCCTTTAATACCGTTTGCAATATTGAAACCTGATCCACCTTGTTGGGTCTGCATACTATTAGGTGTTCTTTTGGCGTCTTGCATTTTTCCCAGTGTTCCTAAAATATGCTCAATACCTGAAGCAATTGCCATACCTCCACCAAATTCAGCGCCTGGTATAAACATTAAACCAATTCCACCCGCTGTTTCTGCAATACCCGTTACCATGTTAACAGTGTTCTGTGATTTATTACGGGCGAGGTATTGTTGATAACCGTTTGACGCTGTAGGCAATTGTGGGTAGTCCTTCACAATGATAGCGTTGTTTAAACTTGTATCACCGTTGTAATCCTTTACCACAAAAGCCTGTCTTGTGTCAGGGTTTAAATACCCCCATTTTTGAATTGTCAGGGTATTTCCTGTCACATACTCATTTTTAATTTCCATATGTTCCCCGTTGTAGGCGGTTAATTCGGTATAAGCATATGGAAACATGAGTAATTTACTTTCTGTAACAGTTGGGAAACCGCTGTACTTATCAACGCTCAAAGCGTCCTGTATAAGGGAAGATGTAAAATCTTTAACCTGTAAAACGTTTGCGCCTATACTTACCAGTGCAAAGGGGGCAATACTATTTACTTGATCTACTGTTCCAGCGGGCAAATAAGAAATGGAAATAATACAATCCATATATTGCGACTTAGTAGACAAGTTTTGGTATATTGTGGCAAGTCCATTTGTTCCACCTGTGATGATATAATAGTTTAACCCTGTTAGCATCCCTTGTACCACGTGAGCGCTAGGCATAGGTGGCGTATCTGACGGTGTACCTGCAATAGCAGGTTGTAAGTCTGTGGAAGATACTAACAAAAATTCCTGCTTGTCGGTTGGACTGTACACCTCATTTTTTACAACATCATATTCTGTACCTATTTCTAGGTTCTCAGGTACAGTGTTGGTAACAGGTGTTCCGTCAGAATTCCACCTTTGACAGTGTTCACGTTCTACAAAGCTAGGTAAAAAGTTTAGTTCAAACTGATAACTTTGGTATGGATCAATTTCGAAATAAATTGCAGTTGTCTCAGGGTTTAAATACTCTTTTCGTGTGATAAAAGCATAAAACCACTTAGACGAATAATCGCTATTTTGGTACATGATATAATTACAGTCGTACAGATCGTCATAACCGTCAGGTACTAGCAGCCTTCCGAAATCTCTTTGGTAAGTGAAATCTGTGTAAGTATGTGACGCTTTACTTTCAAAATAGCTTTCCTGTGACGTGACGTCACTAAATGTCAATTGATGTTCGTTCGTATTCGTTAAAGGTACGCTAGAACATAAGCGTACCAATGTAGATGGAAAAGTCATGTGATCACCCTTTAAGCAGGAGTAATGTCAGTAAATCTTACAGCCTGTTGGAATAGCGAATAAGATAATAATTGATGGTGATGTAAGAAGTAATTCCAGTACAATCCTTGCGGGTTGTAGATGTTACGAGTTTCAAACAACTTATCAAAGATTCTAAACCAGTTTTTATCCACTAGTACCGCCTGAGTATTAGCAAGTGAACCAAAGTTATCTACTTCAATTACCTGCACATTAGGGTCAAACTTCTTACCGTCATATACCCACGCCAATAAATCAGTATCTAGATAAGTCGCCACGTTCTTGTGAAGGATTAACACTTGATCTGTCAAGTCAGTGAATTGTTTCACCTGCATAGCGTTAAAATTGCTGTTCATATATGACATGTCTTTGGATGTTTGGATCACGTTTCGCATGAAGTTTTTAGCTGTGTTTTGGTCGGTTACCTTTGTTACGTCAATAACAGCAGTTTTTCCGTTTTTGTCGTCCTGCCAATATTTCGCAATGGTTTCTTTGTAAAGCGTGTATTCGTCGTATGTGTCCCCTGAATACAAACTGTTTACAATAGAAGAAACTAATTTTCCTAGACCATCATTGGATAAGAAAGCCCGTTTAATCTGTCCTTCCTCGATTGTTACTTTGTATAGGTCTTGACGGTTTACGCGGTGGAAAATAGATTTTACGTCAGGTTTCACACGCTTGTATACGTCAGTTTCAGCAGTTGCAACGTTGAACGGTATAGCACTTGCCATAGAGGTAAAAATTTCCTCAATGTCTGAACCATATTCAATCATACCTGCCTTGAATTGAGCAAGTTTGTTTTTTGCCATCTTAGAAGAAACTAAGACTAACGAAATACGGTTTATTAAAGCGTCTAAGAATTCATTCTTTGTAGACGCATAAGTTAAAATTGCGTTCCCTACTGTAGTAATGTTGTCACGTGTTGCCTGAGGAATACGGTTTTGGTACTCTGTCGAAGCGTTGTCCCATATCGTATTTAATGTTGTTAAATTGCTTGCCATTATTCAGTCACCCCAAATTCTTTAGATAGTAAATCGTCGTACGTCATAGGCTTGTCCGTTGTCTCATTCAACTTAGGATTGTTCACAGGGTTTCCTTGACGTAAGAAAAGATTCATATTTTGCTCTTTTAAACTGTTAATCTGCTGTGTCATAGACGCTGTTTGTTCTGTCAATGAGGTGTGATTCTCTGTCATGGTTCGGTAAGCGTCAGCTAACTGAGTTAACGTTTCAGTGACAACGCCCTGATCTGACAAGT